ATATAAACCAAACATTATTGATGAACTAAATGATATCGTAGAAAATAATTGCAAAAAATCAATTATGTTGGAAGATGGCAATTGGAAAAACGTAAGCGTACATATGTCAAAATCTATATTAGAAGTTTATAATAATCATTTGACCAAAGAAAATAAAAAGATCTTTGCTGAGATGGCCATAAAAAGTGTGGCGGATTTTAATAGAGTGGTTGATTTTGTAAATAAAAATATAAAGTAAGAACATGTCAAATAAATTTACATACCAAGTATTGAGAGATACACAAACAGACGCTGTTATTAAGTTAACCGGCGTGTTTGACGGTACCTCAGGTGCTGAATTAAACGTTTCTCGTATACAAGCTAATACATTATATGGTGCTCTGGCAACAAATGGTTATCCATTGGCCAACGCAACAAATCAATTTGCAAACACAGCACTACCTTATTATGATTTACAATTAACAGGTTTAAAATATTATGTAAACTTCCCAACAACAAATGTTGGTGGTGTAGAATTATTTTGGTCAGGCAATAATACAACAGGTGCCGCTTCGGCTTACGCCAACTCAGCAACTATCTTTCATCTAAATTTACAAGGCGAATTTGGATTAGGTGAACAACTACCGTCTATCTTAAACAACTCAGGTACAGGAGCTGCAAATACAGTAGGTAACGGAGATATTGGTATTGCAACATCAGGTGGTACCGCCAATTCAGCGTATACATTAATTGTAACATTACGTAAGAATAACGCATACTACCAACGTGGTCAATTCAACGAGCCAGCAGCGTTCAACTTTGGTCAATATCAACTTACACCACATTCTTAGGACTAAGTATGTCAAACGCTTACACATATCAAATATTAAGAGATACAACAGAAAAAACTTTTATAAAGTTGACTGCCAATTTTGACGGTACTGGCCAAGAAAGCAATGCATACCGTATACAAGCTAATACACTATACGGTGCTTTAGATAATGTTGGTCAAGTACTTGGCTCATCAACATCTTCAAACGTTGCTCTACCTTTTTATGGTTTATCAATTTCTAGAATCGGTTATAATGTTGCCTCACAACAAAAAGGATATGTCGAATTAACTTGGACAAGTGCTAATACAGCGCAAACCGTTCCAATTATCAATATGGATCTATGTGGTAAATATGGTGAAGATGAGGGCCTGGTTTCATTGAAAAACAATGCCAACAATGCAACTGGAGATATCGGTGTTATAACATATGGCTTAACTGCCAATTGTGCATACACATTATTTTTAGAATTGCGAAAAGATAATGCATACTACCAACGTGGTCAATTTAGTGACCCAGCAGCATTCAACTATGGAACATACGGAATAAAACCATGAAACTAATCAAAGAAGTAGTAGAAACAGTACAGTACCTTACTGAAGAAAAAGACGGTAAGAAAACTCTATTCATTGAAGGTCCATTTTTAGTTTCTGAAAGAAAGAATAAAAATGGTCGTCTATATGAATACAACACCATGAAAAAAGAAGTTGGAAGATATTCAGAAGAATACATCAACAAAAATCGTGCGTTTGGAGAATTAGGTCATCCAGACACACCATCTATAAATCTTGACCGTGTATCTCACATGATTGTAGGTCTTAAAGAAGACGGTAATCAATGGATCGGCAAGGCAAAAATATTAGAAACACCAATGGGTAACATCGCCAGAAATCTGATTGAAGGTGGCGGTCAACTTGGTGTATCTTCAAGAGGTATGGGATCACTGAAAAATGTTAATGGTGTTAACATTGTTCAAGACGACTTTTATCTAGCCACAGCGGCAGATATTGTAGCAGACCCTTCTGCGCCTGGTGCTTTTGTACAAGGTATTATGGAAGGAAAAGAGTGGATGTTAGTTAATGGAATATGGACCGAAGAAGACCAAGAGAAATCTATTCGTCAAATTCGCCGTGCTTCAACTAAAGAGATTGAGGCTGTAAGTCTAAATATCTTTGAAAACTTCATCAGAAAACTTTAAATTAATAAATATCTAAACACAGAATCAAGGAGATTTTCAAAATGGGAAAATTAACAGACGCCGCTAAGCATTTACTAGAAGGTTCTAAAGAAACTTTCGATGCTAACATTGCACAGAAACGTGGTCAACGTGGGTCAGATGCTCACAAAAAAGGAGAAGTTGGTGACGACAAATTACCAACATCATCAGCATACGGTACGCATGATGCAGGTATCGTAGGTCATAGTCCAGAAGAAATGAATGATGAATTACCAGATTACTTAAAAGGTACTCCATCAGCAAATCCTCCTGGTGCAAAACCACCAGTTGGCACACAAAAAGATGGCGTGGGTGCTTCTAAACCAAAAAATCAACCACAAGAAACCATGGGTCGTACTGATGTTATGCATCCTGCTCAAACAGTTGCAAATCAATATGACAGTATTCGTGACCGTGTAGGTTCTCCATTGGCAAAACAATCAATGATGAAGAATCCAGGCGCAACATTTCAACACTATGATGGCGCACACACAGCATCAGAATCTTATGATTTCTCTGACGATGTTAACGCTTTACTAGAAGGCGAAAACTTATCTGAAGAATTTAAGAACAAAGCAACAACAATTTTTGAAGCTGCCGTAACTTCACGTATTGAAGCAATTGCTGAAGCAGTTGAAGATCAATTGACAGAACAATTTGAAGAAGCCATTGAACAAGTTAAAGAAGAATTAGCAGAAAAAGTTGATTCATATTTAAACTATATGGTAGAGCAATGGATTGAAGAAAACCAATTGGCAGTTGACAATGGTTTAAAATCCGAGATCGTAGAAGACTTTATTGGCGGTTTACATAACCTATTCAAAGAACATTACATCGAGATCCCTGAAGACAAGGTAGATGTAGTTGAAGAATTGACATCTAAAGTAGAAGAATTAGAAGCCGAATTGAACGAATCTATCAATATTGCCGTTTCAATGAAGCAAGAATTAAATGAACACCAAAAAATCGAGGCTATTTACGCAGCATGTGAAGGCCTAACTCAGACTCAAGTAGAAAAATTGAAAACACTTGCAGAAAATGTTGACTTTACTACTGGAGAAGAATTTAACAACAAACTAGAAACTCTTAAAGAATCATACTTTAAAGCTGATGTTAAAGTTGCTGATAGTTCTGTTCTGAATGAGGGTGTTGAGATTGAAGAAGAAACTAAATCAGTTTCTAATGACGCTTCAATTGCACAATACGCAAAGACAATTTCACAGACTTTGGTAAAATAATAAATAAACTTACCTAAAAATAATAACAAGGAGTTAATAACTATGTACATGACTGAAGAACTACAAGCCAAATGGGCACCAGTTCTGGATCACCCAGAATTGGAAGCTATTAAAGATCCATATAAGAAAGCAGTAACTGCTTTAGTATTGGAAAACCAACATCAAGCAATGGCACAAGATCGCCGTATGTTGAACGAAGCCGATACAGGTCCAACAAACGTTACTGGTGGTGTTAACAACTTCGACCCAATCTTAATCAGTTTGGTCCGTCGTTCATTACCTAACTTGATTGCTTATGACGTTGCAGGCGTTCAACCGATGACTGGCCCAACAGGCTTGATCTTCGCAATGCGTGCTCGTTACAATAATCCAGGTGCACAAGGTGCTAACGGTGGTAATACTGGTGGCGGTGCTGAAGCATTCTATAACGAAGCTAACACAGTATTTACTGGTTCAAATTCTGCTGCAAACCCATACGGTTTCACAGGAACAACTACTACAGATACTGCAAACACTTTCCAAAACCAAGTTACATCTAATACAACAACTGGTATCGCAATGCCCACAAGCATCGCTGAATACTTGGGTTCAGATGGTAACACAGCATTCCAACAAATGGCATTCTCTATCGAGAAAGTTACTGTTACTGCTCAATCACGTGCATTGAAAGCTGAGTACTCATTAGAATTAGCACAAGACTTGAAAGCAATCCATGGTTTGGATGCTGAAACAGAATTGTCTAACATTCTCTCTACTGAGATTCTTTCTGAAATCAATCGTGAAGTTATCCGTACAATTTACAACAACGCTAAGTTGGGTGCACAATACGGTACAACAACTGCTGGTTTCTTTGACTTAGATACAGACTCTAACGGTCGTTGGTCAGTTGAACGTTTCAAAGGTTTGATTTTCCAAATCGAAAGAGATGCTAACGTAATTGCAAAACAGACTCGTAGAGGTAAAGGTAACGTTCTTATCGTTTCTTCTGACGTAGCTTCAGCAATGGCTATGGCTGGTGTATTATCTTATACTCCTGCTTTACAAGCTGACCTACAAGTTGACGATACAGGCAATACATTTGCTGGTATGTTGCATGGTCGTATCAAAGTGTACATTGACCCCTATTTTGGTGGTTACACATCTAACCAAGAATTGGTTACTGTTGGTTACAAAGGTTCTTCACCTTACGATGCAGGTTTATTCTACTGTCCTTACGTTCCCCTACAAATGGTTCGTGCAGTTGACCAGTTTACATTCCAACCAAAAATTGGATTCAAGACTCGTTACGGCATGGTAGCAAACCCATTTGCAGAAGGCTTAACACAAGGTCTAGGTAAACTAGATTCACAATCAAACGTTTACTACCGTATTTTCGGTGTTAAAAACTTGATGTAAACCAACGTAAGATTGGTACTTTAAAGGGACCTTCGGGTCCCTTTTTTTGGCTCAATAAATAGTAGTATGACAGCATTAAACAGAAATCCAC